CGTCGCTAAACGCTCGGCTCGTCAATGATGGGCTGGTCAAGGAAAGGTATTGGTAGGTTTTTAGTTCTATTTTTTAGAGGTTGAAATGGAGATTACTTTTGATCGAAAAACGATTGCGAGCTACATGCAATTTTTGCAGCTTAGGCAGTCGCCTGTTTACCACTGGAAAGGATCGGCGGCTGTCGTTCCTGACGAATACGCTTCATCCTTTGGTATGAAAGCGAAGCGACGCAAGGCCACTTATGATCCTTGCTCCAAGTGCTTTGATTACCAGCGGGATATTGTTGGAATCGCGATCCGCAAAAAGAAGTACGCGATCTTTGCGGATTGCGGGCTCGGTAAGACCTTGATGATCCTTGAGTTTGCTCGACACGCATCGAAGCAAAGCGGCGGCAAGGTTCTGATTGTTTCACCTTTGATGGTATGCAAGCAGACTGTTGATGAGGCATCGCGGTTTTATGGTGACCTTTCGATTGGTCGAATCGTCGCATCTGACTTACAAGCATGGCTTTCGAGTAGCGACGGGCCATCGATCGGAGTTACCAACTACGAAGCGATCCGCGAAGGGCTCAAGCGTGGAAAGCTCAAAGGGCTTATCCTCGATGAGAGCTCGATGCTCAAGAGCCATTACGGCGCATGGGGTACGCGGCTTATCGAACTTGGTCGAGGTCTCGAATGGAAGCTATGCGCCACGGGTACACCGGCTCCTAATGATCGGATCGAGTATGCAAATCATGCTGTGTTTTTGGATCGAGCCAAAACGGTCAATGAGTTCCTTGCGTGCTACTTTATCAATCGAGGAGAGACGCAAAACCGATGGGAACTAAAGCCTCACGCATTAAGGCCGTTTTATAAATCGCTTTCGGATTGGTCGATATTCTTGACGAATCCAGCGGTTTACGGATGGCGTGATAATGTTGGAGTTACTCCACCTATCAATGTGCATATCCATCATATCGACTTGACCGATGAGCAACGCAACGCTGCGCAAGCGTTGACAGGTAACCTAGTGACGACATCGGTAGGTGGAATCGGTCAGCGTGGAAAGCTATCGCAAATTGCCAAAGGCAAAAATGGGATCGCTTCAAACAAGAATGATTTCATCAGGTCGCTGGTTGATTCATGGCCGGATGAGTCCACAATCATTTGGTGCAACTACAACGATGAGCATGACCAAATGGAAGCTACTTTCCCCGATGCGGTTTCGATCAGTGGAGACACTAAGGAGAGCGACCGGCAAACGATGATCGATCGGTTTAAGTCCGGCGAAGTCAAGACGCTGATTACCAAACCAAAAATACTTGGGTTTGGGTTGAATCTGCAAGTTTGCACTCGGCAAGTTTGGTCAGGCCTCAAAGACAGCTACGAGGAATACTACCAGGGCGTAAAGCGATCCAACCGGATCGGCTCAACAAGACCTCTCAACGTGCATATTCCGGTGACGGAATTGGAGGTGCCGTTTGTCGAAAATGTTTTGCGTAAAGCGGATCGAGTCGAGCACGACACGAATGAGCAAATGAGACTCTTTAAGGAGATTGGCCATGAAGGTTTCATTGGAAAGAATGATTGAGATCGAGCAACATGCTCGACGGTTTGGCTCTGCTAATTGCTGGACAGGCACTAGCGGAACATTGGCGACGATGATTATTGAATTACTCAACCACATTAAGGAGATTGAACAAGATGAAAAACGAACTGCTTAGCGATGGCGAACAATGGAAGATACACAATGGAGACTGCATTCCTCATATGCTTGAGGACATGCCTGAATCCAGCGTTGATTTTGCGGTATTCAGTCCACCATTCCCAAGCCTTTACGCTTATACCGATTCGGTGTCCGATATCGGCAACGTAGATGCGATGGGCATGGAAGCAAAAATCCATCTTGGGTTTTTCTTTGCTGGCCTTGCAAGGGTGCTCAAGCCGGGACGGGCGGCTATTGTTCACGTTTGCCAAATCCCGCGTATGAAGCGATCTGGCGGCGTTGGGCTCTGCGACTTCCGAGGGCTCAACATTCGCTTAGGTGAGCGTGCTGGATTGGTCTATGAGTACGATTGGAGCGTCAGAAAGAATCCGCAAGCTCAAGCGATCCGAACAAGGTCGAGGGAGCTTCAATTCGCTGGGCTCGAATCCGATCGGGCGGCTCAACGCGGGACGCTTCAGGACTACTTGATTAAATTCCGCAAGCCTGGCGAAAACCAATTTAAGATTGACTCGGAGAATCAGGTCAGTCGGAACGATTGGATCGACTGGGCGGAAGGGTGCTGGAGTGACATTCAAGAGACTGACACTCTTAACACGGCTGAGGCTAAGTCCGAAGACGATACAAAGCACATTTGCCCGCTTCAATTGGAAGTGATCCGGCGTTGTGTTTTGCTTTACTCTAACCCAGGCGAGATTGTTTTCAGTCCATTCACTGGAATTGGATCGGAGGGCTACGTCTCATTGGGTGGCAAGTCACCTAAGACCAAAAAGGCGATCGCTAATCCACGTCGGTTTTATGGTTGTGAATTGAAGCCCGAATACTTTCGGCAAGCGGTTAAGAATCTCGATCGTGCTATTAACGGTCGCGAGTCCGATCTACAGCCAACCTTATTTGATTGATCCTTCTCAGGTCGGTTCGCCTAGGCAAAGGTGCTTGCTGTCTGAAACTTCCTGCAAGATTCCGGCCAAATGAACTGGTGCGCGGTACGAGCCGGCCTAATCAGCCAATCGACCGTCGGTAAGCAAGTGGCTAATCTCCACACTGCTTGCCACAGGGTCGCTCGTTCGAGAGGGCGGGCGGCTCTTTTTAGGGATTTGTGTTATTTCAATTGCGTGAAATCATGGATAAAATGCTTTGGTCGAGTTGCAAGCCCGACAAAAAAGAAACACTTCCCCCAACGGTATCTTTTGGTGCGTACTCGCGCCTGGGCTTGCAACCGTATGCCGTTGGGGGAATTTTTGATTTGCGAGGATGCAATCATGCCTAGGGCCAGAAACATCAAGCCGTCGTTCTTCACTAACGAGATGCTCGCTGAGGTGAGCCCTCTGGCCAGGTTGTTATTTATAGGTCTTTGGACTGTGGCAGATCGTCGCGGTAGGTTGGAGGATCGACCGAAGAAAATCAAGGCTGAGGTTTTGCCTTATGACAACTGCGATCCGGAAAAGCTACTCAACGAGCTTGCGTCAAAGGGTTTCATAACTCGTTACGAGGTCAATACTTGCGGCTATATTTGCATACCGAAATTTGAAAAGCATCAGAACCCGCACTGTAAAGAATCGGAAAGCACCATACCAGCACCAGACGAGCCCGGTGCAAGTACGGTGCAAGTATCGGAAATTCCGGAACGAGCCCGGCTGATTCCTGATTCCGGATTCCTGATTCCTGAATCCCCCTTAGGAAGCATGGCTTCTATCGAATCCATTCTTCCGGAGCTTCGCACTGAATTCATCTTCAAGCTTGCTGGAAAGAACTCTTGGATGCTGTCATCAGTGAAGCTATCGGAGTACCAAGCAAACTTTCCAGGAGTCAAAATCGACATTGAGCTAAGAAAGGCGATGCAATGGATCAGTGACAATCCATCGAAGCGAAAGACAGAAAACGGGATGCCTAGATTCCTATCGTCTTGGCTATCCAAGGTTCAGGACAGCAACAGAGGGCTACCATTGTTTGCTCAAGATCCAAAGCGACAGCCTCTTGAGGTTCGTCCTGAAAGGTGCTTCAAATGATCGAGCAAACGCTCAAGGATGAAGAAAACCTACTCGGGGGCATCCTTTGCAATCCGGAGACGATCTACCAAGCGGCGGAGTTCGTTGACTCCAAGTCGTTTTTGTCTGATGGATTCGGGCTGGTGTTTCAAGCGATCCAAACCATGCTCCAAATGGGCGTACCGATCACTCGGTCAAATGTTTCGATCGAGCTTGTTCGGGTCAAAGCGGTTGACGCTATGGGGGGCCCTAAGAGGCTCATCGAGTTGCTAACCGATGGTCAACCGCATCACGTTTCCTACTACGCAGAAATCGTCGCAAAGCACTCGAAGCGGCGTAACCTGATGGCGTTCATTGATCGGATTAAGGCGAAGTCGATAGAGGCTAATTGCGATCCTATGGAGCTCGCTGGTGAAATGTCTCAGGCCCTTGGGATTATGGGCGGCGAAAGCGATCAGCAAAAGCAGATCGGTAAACTTGTGATTGACTTTTTGGAGGATTGCGAGCGTATTAAGTCCGATGGCGGCCAGATGGTTTTCGCGACCGGGATCGAGCCACTAGACTCGGCTCTCGATGGTGGCTTCCCGGCTGGCACGATAACCATCGGAGCAAGGCCATCAATCGGAAAATCTGCTTTCGGTTCGGAGGTCTGCTATCGGATGGCGAAATCCTTTGGAAAGCCGACTTTGTTTGTGAGTCTCGAAATGAACTTTCGTCAAATGGCTTCGCGGTTTGTTCTTCGCGGGTCTAACATGCGGGTCAGCGACTTGAACAGATTGAGCTATACCAACGAGCAACTTGACGCAGCAATGACTAAGGCTCTCCAAGACTCAGACACTCCGATGGAGTTCTGGCACAAGCCATCGGGAACAATTGCACAGATTGAGGGACGCATAAGATCCGACGTAGCTAGGCGTGGTTGTAGGTGCGTTGTGGTTGACTACCTTCAATTGATTCGGGCTCCAGGCTACAGCGATCCAAAGCTTCGCGTTTCGTTCGTGATGAAAGAGCTTGTTAGGATTAGCAAAGAACTGATGATTCCGGTCGTCGTCTTGGCTCAAGTAGGCAGGCAGGCAGAAGGTACCATGCCGACGTTAAGCGACTTGAAAGAATCGGGAAGCGTCGAGGAGGATTCCGATACGGTGATTTTGCTACATCGCGAAAAGCGGGATTCGCAAGAACTGCTTTGCGAGGTGGCGAAACAACGGAACGGAGAAATCGCAAAGCTTACGTTAGCTATGCGGAACGGTGTTGTAATGGCGG